GATCGGGTCGTTCAGCGCCTTGCCGAGGGCAATCGCCTGCTTGCGCATGTTCTCCTGGGTGACCTGCCCGCCGTTCATCGCGGCGGTCATGTCGGTCAGGATCGACGTGGACTGGTTGAAAATGTCGTTGCCCCGGCCCGCCTCGTTCCGCACGTTGGTGAAGGTCAGCAGCATGTTGGCCCCGGACTTGATCGCCTCGTCCTCCACGCCGGTCTTCTTCATGATCGAGTTGCCCAGCTCGGTGACCTGCTCGGCGCTGACGTGCGCAGCGCCGCCCGTGGACTTGATCGCCGCCTCGGTCGCCTTGTTGACCTGCTCGGAGGTCTCGCCGGCCTCGACTACCTTCTTGAGCAGCTCGGCCCCGTAGGCCACGGCGGCGAGCTCAAGGAAGCCCTTGCCCCACGCCGACCCGGCAGCCTTGCCGCCCCTCTCCCCGGCCTCCTTGGACGCCCTCTCGACCTGCCCGGGAACCTTGTCGGTCTTGGCATAGACATCGACGGCCAGCGCGCCGTAGGCGTAACTCGTCATGGGTCACCACCACGTCCTGCATCTGCGCGATCATCCCGATCGCGTCGGCCACCGACCGCGCTGGCTTGTCGTCGTCGGGCGCGGCCCCGTTCCCGTTCCCGCCTGGCGGGCCGGGCCGGATCGTCCGGGGCCGCCTCGGCGGGCGGCGGATCGGGCTGGGCCGGGTCTGCGTGCTGCCAGCCGCCCGCGCCGTGACCCAGGTCAGGTCGGCCACGTGGTCGATCAGCAGGGCGAGCAGCTCGGCCTCGTCCGACCACACCTCGCCCTGCCGCCGCGCAGGCGGGGGCATCCGCTCCAGGCACACCCAGATGCGCCGGTTCGACACCCGCGGGTCGAGGGTGTCGATCCCGTAGGCGGCCAGCATGGCGGCCTCTACGTCCGGGTCGAAGCGAGCTGCGCAGACCCCCGCGAGTTTGGGAGGCCGCCCATTCCGGCCTTCTTGCCGATGGCGTCGAACAGCGTGTTCAGCGCGCCCACGGTGATGCCGGTCTGCACGATCCGGGCGTAGGCGTCGGCCCCGAGCAGCGCGCCCATCGCCATCGGCAGGTTGCCCTCGCTCATGGCGGTCAGCGCCTCCAGCGGCCACTCGGTCGCTGCCGGGACCGTGTACTGCTCGCCGTGCCAGGTGAAAGCGAACGGCTGCGCTGCGGCCTCGTCCTTGGCCGCCTCTACGGCAGCATCGAGGTCGAAAACGCCCGAGCCGTTCGCTGCGGCCCCGGTCACGCCGCCTTCTGGCCGGTGCCGCCGTTGCCCATGCCGGCGAGCCGCGGGTCGGACGGGTCGAGCCCGGCTTCCTCCATCAGCAGCGTCGGGGTCGCGCCGACCGACACGTGGCCCATCACCCCGGCGTTGTCGAGCGCGGTCAGGGTGAGTTCCATCGGCACCGCCGCGCCCTTGGCGATCTTCATGTCGCCTGCGGCGGTCAGGCTCGCCCTGGAGAACCCGACGCGCATCACGCGCTGGTCCAGGCTGTCGACGGCCACCGCGAGGATGTTCTGCGGCTGCCCGGTGATGATGTCCATCTCGAACGACCCGTCAGCGACCGGCACCGGCTGCGGCTGGTCGAAGTACAGGGCGATGGTCTGCGGGTTGACCTGCCACATGATGAAGTGCATGGTGATCAGCTTCTCGGTGACCACCGAGCGGATCGGAACCCGCGATTGCCATGGCAGGATGTCCTGCTTGGTGAGGGACTGGCCGACCGTCACGCCGTCGTCGGCGATGTAGCCGAGCAGCGCCCACGGCGAGGCGAACGCCGCGCTGGCGCTCAGGGGCATGGCGGTGCCTGCGGGGGCGACGTACAGGCCGTTCCCGTTGGAGGTGCCGATCTGCACTTCCTTGGGGGACAGCACCGGGACGTAGGCGGCCTGCTGGCCGGGACTGGACATAGACGGTTCCCTTCGGATCAAGCCGCTACGGGTGCGCGGTGAGCGCGTAGCGGGCGACGTAGCGCGGAGCGCCATCAGGATCGGGCAACCAGAACGGCCCCTCCTCGACGACCACGCGGCACACCCTGCCGTGGGGCCAGGAGGTGGCCCACGGCAGCGCGCAGATGGCCTGGCGGGCGGCGTCGGCGCGCTCGTGCGCGTCGTGCCTGTTCCCCGCCCGGCAGTCGACCTGGACGTAGGTGGTGGACAGCCATCCGGGCGGGTCGCCCTCGATGACCGAGTAGGACCAGGACTGGCAGCCGCCCAGCGGGGAGATGGTCTGCCACACGAGCAGCTCCATGTCCGGGCTCGGGTAGTCCAGCGCCGGGTCGTGGCCGGGCGGCAGCGGCAGCAGCGTGGTCACCCGTGCCTCGCTTTCGCCATCGCCCGGCCCATCATGGCCGCGCCCCGCATGTTCCGGGTGCCGTACTCGACCCAGTGCGCGTAGGGCACGTCGGTGACCACCCGGTAGGACGCGGTGTGCTGCCTCTCGACCTGCCACGATCCCGCGAGCCGGCCGGTCAGCCGGGGTGAGTTCGCGGCGGCGTCCGACCGCACCTCCTCGGCCGTCTCGCGCATGTTCGGGTCGACGGCCAGCCGGGGAGCCTCGGGGTTGGTCACCCGGAACGTGGCGCTCATCAGCCGTAGTCCGTGCTGTCGTCGCGGGTGGCGACCGCCACCCAGCAGTCCAGCCCCGCCGCCACCGGGTCAGCGACCAGCCGGGCGTTGGTGAGCACCCAGCGGCGTCCGCGTATCTCGGCGGTCATCCCGTCTGCGGGCTGCGCGTCAGGCGGCAGGAACAGCGCCCCGGACTCCAGCCGGGCCGGGCCGAACATGCCGGTCCCGCCGCCCTCGGCGGCACGGGGGTCCGACGAGCCCGCCGAGAGCTGGAGGTTCCCGGTGCCGGTCCAGGCCGCGGTCGTGCCCGGCGCGGTCCAGCCCCGCTCGTCGGGGGTGCCGGGCGGGTAGAGGGTCACCGGGTCAGCGGCCAGCAGCAGCATCGGGGGTCACCACCAGTTCGGCGGCGGGTCGGACAGGCCGGCCAGCGCCAGCGACCGGGCCGGGTACATCGGCGGCATCCCGGTCTGCATCGGGACGCCGATGACCTCCCCGGCCACGAACGAGCGGTGCCACGCGGCCCGCTGGAGCGCGAGCCCGTAGTCGCCGGTCGGCCCGGCCGGGGAGTAGCTGACGGTCTGCGCCCCGGTCGCCACCTGCGAGACGGCCGGCGTCGGCGGGAGCGTCGCGGCGTATGCCTCCCACTGGAGCGCCGCGCAGAGATGCGGATCGTCAGCCCAGCAGGCGTTCGCGATGGCCGTGGCCTGGTCGAGCGGCAGCCCGCCAGCCGTGGGCGGGTCCAGCGGCGGCGCCCACGACTCCCACGGGATGACCGGGGTCGGCGGGGTCGTCATCGGCCTACTTGCGGCCCTTGGCGGCGGGCTCGGCCTCGGCCTCGGCGTCGGCCTCGGCCATGGTCGGGGTGACCTTGGCGACCAGCGCGGCCTTGGCGAACGGGTTAGCGCCAGCGGGCACGCGCCGGGTCACCGGCTTGATGACCACGCAGCCGAATCTGGCCCAGACCTTCAGCGGCGTCTGGTTGTCTTGGAAGCCGCTGACCAGCACCTTGCCGGTCGCGTCCGCGATGACGGCCGAGGGGTCCATCGCGTACCGGATGTCCTGCCGCACCCCGATGATCAGGTTGTTCCAGTCGCCCGTGAAGAAGTCGGCGTTGGTGCCGCCCGTGCTCGTGAACGAGCTGTAGGCGATCGGGACGCCGTACATCGTCGGCACCTCGGAGTCGCCCGCCTGCATCGTGCCGAGCAGCAGCTCGTTGGTCGTGGCGCGGACCCCGCGCAGCGCCGACCGGACGGTGATGTCGGCCGCGTGGCCGGTGATCGGGAGGCCCTGGCCTTCGACCGCGCCCATCGCGTTGTTGACCGTGGCCACCTGGTCGGTCGAGGCGGCGGCGATGGCGGCGGCGACGGCGTTGATCCCGCCCGCGGGGAACGTGCCGGGCGCGTTGGTCCCGAACAGCACGGCCGAGTCGAGCGCGACCGCGATGGCCTCCGCGATTCTGGGTCGGACCCAGTTCCAGAGGTTGATGCTGGTGTCTTCGAGGTACTGGTCGGGGATCGCGGTGACGGCGGCGACCTCCTCGGCGTGCAGCGTCTTGGTCGTCAGGGCGAGGTCGGTCCAGCCCTTGCGACCGCCAGCGGCCGAGACCCAGGTCGCGGTCGGCAGGGTCGACGGGATCGGCAGGTTGCTGATCGAGGTGCCCATCGGCATCAGCTGCGCGAGCCGCAGCGCGACCGACTGCTGGAGCACTTCCTCGATGATCTGGTTGGAGAACTCAGGCGCGATGACGCCAGAGAAGTCGAGCGGGGGGGCCATGGGGAACTCCAGGGGCGCGCGAATAGGTCGCGCCGCTTTACCGCGCTACCGGGCTCGGGGCCGCGTCACGCTGCACCCCGGCCGGGCCTCGGCGTCACGCCTCGTGAGTCGCCCCGGGTTCGGCCACCGGCTGCCCGCCGCGTCACGCTGCACGGGCATCGCGGCTCATTCTGCCCCGCGTTGTCTCAGTGTGTCTACCGGCGTCAACCGATGCCCAGCGGTGCGCGCAATGTGCGCGCAATTCCGGCGTGATTATGGAGGGCGACCGGCCGCTCGCCTGGCGGGGAACAGGTCTGGACGGCTCTGTAGTCGCCGTGGGGACTCCGAACCCCCTCTTAGGTGTCATTACCCCTGGAGAAAAAGTTAGGGATTCGCGTTGGCAGGACCGGCTTTTCGACGGCTTATTCCAACCGGCTTTTCGCGGTCTTTAAGTGCGGGGTGGGCGCGCACCCGCCCGGAATGGAACGGCCAGGCCGCGAGCGGGGTGCGGCTGGACGCGGGCTCGACGGGCGGGCGCGCAGTGATGGCCAGCCTAGCGGAACACCCACCGGGGGAGCCGGGCAAGCCACCAGCACAGCCGCCCGCAGTAGACCGAGCCGGGCCGGGCCGGGCGGGCCAGGCAGAGCAGGCAGCGCGGCGCGTCGTCCTCGTCGTCGTCGGGCGGGTCGGTCCAGGCCGTCAACGCCTGCGCACGTTTCGGAGCCAGTCGTTGTCGCCGTTGGCCGGCACGGGCTGGCGGGGGCCGGGCGGGATGCGGCCAGGCTCGGGCGGTGGCGCGGGCACGGCGGCGAGCTGGGCCACGAGGGCGTCGATCGCCTTGGTGTCGGGCTCGCCGTCCTTGAGGAGCTTGGCCAGGTCGAGCACGCCGAGGGCGGCTTCGACGTTGGCGAGCCGCCCGGCAGCGCGGGCGCGGAACTCGGCGGCGACGACCTTGAGGGCTGCCGCGGCCTCGGCCTCGGCCTTGCCCTCGGCCCGCGCCTGGGCGACGGCCCGCTCGGCGTCGGTCATGGACTGCTGACGGAGCTGCGCCAGCTCGGCCTCGATCCGGGCGGCCTTGGCCCGCTCGGCGTCGAGCGCGGCGGTCAGCCGGGCGAGATCCTCGGCGGTGGGCGCGGGCTGTGGCGCTCCTGGGTCCGCTGGGCCGGGCTCGGGTGCTGGTGGTGCCGGGGCCGGCGGGGAGGGCGCTGGCGGCGGCTGTGGAGCCGGGGGCGGGGGCTGTGGCGGGGCCGGGCTGGTCATGCTGTCCTCACGGGGTTACTGGGCGGGCTGAGGCTCGGGGGGCGGGGCCGGGGCCGGGGGCGGGGCGGTGCTCGGCGGGGCCGGGATGCCGGGGAGCCCCTCGGCTGCCCGCATAGCCTGCCACGCCTCAATCTCCGAGGGGGACGCGCCCCACTTTTGCCAGAGCACCGGGGTCGGGACGCCGAGGGTGGCCATCTTGACCAGGGCGTCGACGCGCTGCCCCTCGGAGCGGGTCTCCATGTCCTGCCAGATCACCTCGGCCTCCTGGTTGGCCGCGGCCGGGCTGCCGACGATGCCGAGCGCGAGCCGCATGACCTCCTCGTAGGCTTCCCCGATGTGGACCGAGCGGCGGCGTGTCTTGCTGACCAGCCCGGTCTCAGCGGCCTTGATCGCGTCGGCGGCGAGGTTGATCATCTTGCCCATCAGGTAGTGGGCGGGCGTCTGCGTGATCGCCGCGAGGTGGACCACGTCCTGCTCGATGGCCGACAGGTAGCCGGTCAGCATCGCCTCGGGGAAGCTGCCGAACTTGGCGTCGGGGTTCTCCGAGGCGAGCAGCCGGTTGGCCCCGATGTCGAACGGGCGCAGCGCGACCACGGACTCGGTGCCGTCCTCGTTGGCGATCACCTGGCGGGCGATCTTCACGCCTGATGCCCAGACCTGCCGGAACGCGCCGTAGTCGGCGCTCACCATGAGGTTGAACACGAACGTGTTGATCCGGTCGATGATGCTGATGACCGGCTCGAACTCGCACCGGGGAGCGCCGAGGGTGCGGGGTTGCGGTACGACCGCGACCACCGAGACCGCGCCCACGGGGTTGCGCTCGATCTGCGGATCCCCGCCGCCCGGCCACCACGTCACG